AAATGGCAAGGAGTTCACACATTACAAGATCTATAAAGGTAGTTCCCAGATGGATTCTAAGGAGTTTGCTATATTGCTTGATGGTGTAAGAAGCGAATGCGAAGAGCTAGGAATACCAGTGCTAACACCGTCAGAAATTGCACAGCTTAAATTTATAGGGGGTGATTAGTTGAAAGAATCTATTATGCCTAACGGCATGTATCAAGCAAACGGTCATACATATTTTTACAGAAATCAGCGTTATGAGGGCACACATAGACACGAAATATTTTTTGGCACTGCCAACAGGAAAAAATCAATAAAATATGGTCTTGTCGTATTCATCAGACCTGAAGACCACAACATGTCTGAGTATGGCGTACATTGCAGAAAAGGGCATGAATTTGATATGTATCTGAAAAAGCTTGGACAGGAACGAGCCATGGACGAGTATGGATGGACAACAGATGAATTTATTGGCATATTTGGCAAGTCGTATATTTGAGGTGGTTACATGTATAGAAAATATCACAATAAAAAGATAGTTATAGATGGAATCAAGTTCGATTCAAAACTTGAAGCTGAACGATACGGACAGCTCAAGATGATGGGGCGTGCGGGAGTCATAACAGGATTAGAATTACAGCCGTGTTTTGAACTTGTTCCAGCGTTTGAGAAGAACGGCAAGAAGTGGCGTAAAATGACTTATATTGCCGATTTTCAGTACTTTTCCTGTGCAGAGGGTAAATGTATCGTTGAAGACGTAAAAGGCTCTGAAAAGGTGCTTACAGACGTTTTCAGGCTGAAACAGAAGTTGTTCGAGTATCGCTATGATGAACTGACAATCAGAATTGTTACAAGCAAAGACATTAAAAAGTTTCAAAGAGAAACAAAAGTCGGCAAAATGTGTTGACTTAATCACATTATGATAATATAATTAAAGAGTAGTAAAAATCTACACCACCTATTCAGTAGTTCGCGCCTGCTGAATGGCATGGCATGAAATTGAATAGGTAAAGCAGACCGTATATCATTTAGAGCGCGAAACTAAATGATATACGGTCTTCTGCTATTAGAAAGGCAATAAAATGACAAATTGTAAAGCAGAAAAGGAAGGAAATAAAAACATGAATATTTTATCATTACTTGCTAGTGACAATTACATCGTAATAAACAGAGACTTGCTCAAAAAATATGGCATCAACGTAGCATTGATGCTGTGTGAACTTGCAAGCGAGTACAATTATTTTGATCAAAGCGGAAAGCTTGAGGACGGCATGTTCTATTCGACAATTGATAACATTAATGAAAGAACAGGGCTTAGCAAATATCAGCAGTCAGAAGCATTGAAAGTGCTTGATAAGATTGGAATTGTGAAATCTGTAGTGAAAGGAATACCTGCGAAAAGATTTTTCAAAATTGATGTTGAGGAATTGGCAAAGCAGATTGTTAATATTTCACCTTCTAGATGTAAAGAAATTGGAAAACTGGATGGTGAGAAAATGGAAACAAAAAATAATAATAGAAAATTAATAAATAAAAGTAATAATCTAAAAGATAAAGAAAGTAAGAAAGAAGACACCAACAATACTCAGATTGAACATGTAGAAAAAACAACATGTAGAAAAAAGAAAAAGACTATATCTTATGATGAACAGATTGCGGAGTATACAGGAAATGAAGAACTGCAAGATGCACTTAAAGCATTCTTACAAATGAGGTCATTCATCAAGAAACCTATGACAGAGTATGCTCTTAAACTCATGCTGAAGAAACTTGATGAATTGGGGAATAATGACACGACAAAGATTGCTATTCTTAATCAGTCAATAACGCATAACTGGCAAGGAATCTTCCCTTTGAAGGATGAATATACAAAGCAGGCGAAACAGCCAGAGAAGAAATACGACCAGAATGGCTATGAGTCGGAAGAAGATCTCATGAAAATGTTCTACGGTAAATAATGTTTCAAAAAGAAACAAAATTCAATAAAAAGTGTTGAAATTGCTATCATATTATGATATTATAATGTTGTAGAAAGAAAGAGGTACAAAGAAATGGAACTTACTGAATTAGAACTTGAAAATAGACGTAAAGAAATATCAAAGCAGTTAGGTGAATTAGCAAATAAGATATATCCACATCAAGATGGTTATTCAGAAAAAAATGCTGAAAAATATTACCAATTACAAAATGAAAAAAATGAAATATACAATAAACTTGATAACCTTAACAAAAAAGTATATTAAAATTAGGAGGTAATATTTATGAAAATTGTAAACGTATCAAAAATGTTCGGTTTGTTTGGACCTTGTGGAGGAGTAAAAAGTTATTTTGCTATCATCAACGAGGAAGGAAACTTCCTCAGCCTTGACGGCGAAACCACTTATATCCCTTGTGGTGGTAGATACACATTAAAGATTATCATGAGTCAACTTGATGATTTGAAAGCCTCATGGCTTCCATTCAAATTAAGTAAATAAAAAAAGAGTGAAGCGACAACACTTAAAACACTAATTTATAGGAGGAACAAAAAAATGAAATATCAAGTTAAATTAGTAGGCGGAAATTTTAGAATCGAAGACAAGGTAGTTCTTGAAACAGAAGACAGAACAGAAGCTTTTGAAATGTTAGGACATGTTAAGAGCCTTGAACATGAAGAACCATATAATTCATATGATTCTGTAAGAGCGTTTGAAAATGGCACATGTGTTGCAAAATTTTATTTATTTTAAATATTAATTGGAGGAACAAAGCATGAAAAGCATATACGATATATTTAAGAGTGAAGATCCGACGGCGGAAGCGATACAGCGTATGCTTGCCACTTGTGATGATACATCTGAGTATATCAAAGGCAATATGATTTACTGCCGAAAATGCAACGAGCCACGAAGAGAATGGCTGTCGCTGATTGGTGGATATGTTCCAGTGATGTGTTCATGCATGATTGCAGAGCAAAAGAAACAGGACAGACTGGCAAGAATTGAAAAATACAGGAGCACAGGCTTTCCTGACAGAGAACTTCAGAAATGCCGATTTGATCTCGATGATAAGAAATCAAAGAAGGCTAGCGACATGTGCAGGAATTATGCCAGAAGATTTGAAGAGTTCAGAAAAGCAGGAAAAGGGCTTATTCTGTTTGGCGGAGTTGGAACAGGGAAGACGTTTCTTGCATCCTGCATCGCAAATGAATTGATTGACAATGGTGTGCCGTGTCTGGTCACGAATTTTGCACGAATCATCAATACATTGCAAGGTATGTATGAAGGAAAGCAGAACTATCTGGACAGCCTGAATGAGTTTGACCTTTTGGTTATTGATGATTTAGGAATCGAGCGAAACACGGAGTACGTAAACGAGCTTGTGTACAACATAATTGATGCAAGATACAGGAATGGAAAGCCTATGATAATAACAACGAATCTGAAGTATTCTGACTTGTATCATACAGAAGATACAAGCAAAGCCAGAATCTACAGTCGTATTATTGAAATGTGCCTTCCTGTACTTGTAAGCGGAGAGGATAGAAGAAAAAACAAGATGCAGGACTCAAGACTTATGGATATATTAAACGGTTAAATGTTTCAAAAAGAAACGAAATACATGAAAATGTATTGCAATCGCTATTATATTATGATATTATAATAGTGCAAAAAGAAAGGAAGATAAAAACATGACAAACGAACAGATTATATTTAACAATTCTATAGAATTGATGAAGGATGGAAAAATCGGAAAGACTGGAAGACAGTTTGAATTCGAGGACGAGAATGGAAATAAGATCATGCTTGATGAACCTGAAGACATTCATACATTCCAAGCATGGAAAAAGCTCGGCTATTGTGTGAAGAAAGGAGAGAAAGCTGTTGCACAGTTCTACATTTGGAAATGCGTATCAAAGAAAGCTGAAAACAGCGAGGGTATGACCGAAGAACAAAAAAGAATGTTCATGAAAAAAGCAAGCTTCTTCAGCGCAAGCCAAGTGCAGGCAATGAATTAATGATATAAAGGCAAGCCCACCGCCATAAAGAGTGGGCATTACAGAAAGGAAAGAAAAAACATGAAAAACATTGAAACAATTAATATCGGAACAATTAAAACGTGGAATATTGAAGCAATGACAGAATATAAGCCACGCACAACATTTTATGAGGACTTCAGCATTGCAGACCATTTCGGTGGTCCTGCAATTCGAGACACATATCGCAGAGCGTTAAACGCATGGCAGAACAACATTGAGTACATGACAGAGCTTGTCATGGTTCTGAATTGGAAGATCAGCGAGCATTACAGAAAGAACTACATGCTTGCCGAGATGTATGACGAGCTTTGGCGTAAGGCTGATGAATGGGTTATTGACCATTTCGATGGTGAGGATCTACAATATTTCTTTAGAACAACGGACTAGGGAAACCTAGTCTTTTTTTATCAAAAAAAATGATGTTTCAAAAAGAAACAAAATGCGATAAAAAGTATTGCAATTGTTACCATATTATGGTATTATAATGTTGCAGAAAGAAAGAGGTACAAAGATATGACAGTAGAACAAACAACAGTAAACGGAAGAAAATTTAATCATTGGGGAGACAGCATCAAGAGAGCTGAAATTGCAGAAGATGTTGAAACTGGCGAAGTAAAAGTAATCAGATACAACGGTTACCTAAGTAATTACTTATCAGTCAGAAAAGCAATTGCAAGAACATTTGGATTACCAACATTTAGAAAATAAAGAACATGAAAACATTAGGAGGAACGGAAAATGTTAAATGCAGAAAAGTATAAGAATGAGTTGCTAAAAGTTATTAACGAGAATGAACAAGATTTTATCGCCTTTGATGAAAGAGATAATAGCATTAAAAATTGCACTACCATGGTATGCAAGGATTGCAAATTTACTAGAACCAAAGCAAAAGCGCTGTGTACACAAACTAAATTGAAGTGGCTTTTGTCTGAATATAAAGAGCCTATCAAATTGAGCAGATTTGAATATGATATTCTAAAATATCTTTCTGACAATACAAGACACATGTATATCACTAGAGATGGCAACGGTAATATTTTTCTATATGATGTAGAGCCAGAAAAAAGTAAGAGTGCTCCTTGGTGGACTGGTCGTGGCATGTGCCACATGGGAATGTTTAATAAGTTATTCCAATTCGTTCAATGGGAAGACAGCACACCTACATCAATCAAAGAAGTTTTAGATAATTGTGTTGTTAAAGAGATTAAGGAGGAACAATAATATGCCAAATTGGTGTAAAGGAAGTTTGAAAGTTCGTGGAACAAAAGAAAATATGACAAAATTCATTCTTGAAGGTTTGCATCCTGTTGGATTTCTTGGTGAAGAACATCCAAAGTTATCAGTAAATGAATATGGTGACATTGATTCAAATGAAACATGTTGGATTGAAAACACAAGAAGGGGATTTGTCAAAGGTGTAGAAGTTTATCTTTCTGAATATGAAAATGATGAAATCTTTGTTGCAGTCTTTGATTCTACATTTGCATGGGGAATTTCAGCAGATGAACTTCTGAAAACATGTAAAAAATATCATGTTGATATGAAAATCCATGGTTTTGAAAAAGGAATGGAATTCAATCAAATCATTGAAATTGTTGATGGAAAAATTCTGAAAGATGAAGAACTTAACTTTGAAGATTATCAATGGGACTGTATCTGTCCAGATATGGGAGGATAACGATGACTAAAAAAGATACTGAACTTCATGAAATGACAAACGCTGAATTTCTAGAAAAAATCAAACAGGAATGCGAGAATGATGAAGAACTTAGAGAAGAAGTCAGCGAGATAACAGGCATTTTCTTAAGAGCAATCATAAAGTATCTTAATTCTGAAGATTGTGAGGTGGTTGAAAATGACTTATAAAGAAATATTTAACGATGTATCAATTTTAGCATATAACCAATTTCCAAAAGGTTTTAATTATGATGGATTGCAAAGTACGCTCGTTGAGTGTGCAACTAAAATTTATATCAAGCAGATGGAACTTGAAAAAGAAAAGTTACAACAGGAATATAACAATCTTTACGAAGGGCATGAAAAACTTTCTAGTGATTGGGCAAAGTTAAAGATAGAAATTAGAGACCTGCGCAAAAAATACAATGAACTTCTTGAAGAATCTAACAGAAAAAACAATGAGACGGTTGATTAAAAAGGTGGTGAAATAACATGAATACTATTCCAATGGAACTGCATGAGGAGCAGATTACAGAGTTACAATATAAGATTGAAAAATTAGAAAGTGAAAAGCATTGTTTAGAAGAAGAACTAGAAGATTTAAAGGTTGAATGTGAAGATTTAGAAGACAGATGCGAAAGTTATAAAATATCAAGCCAAACTGTATTGAGTAATTACAATGAGGATTTAAAAAAGATGGATGATATGCAGAAGCTAAATAGAAAACTTGTCAAAAGTAATAAAACAGCTAACAGAGATTTCTTTATACTTGCAGTAGCCTATGCTTCTACACTGATGTTGATGATTTACTTATTTGTCAGATAAGGGGGAGTGATGATGAGAGTAAATGAAGTATTGTCTAGAATTGAAGATACAGAAGTTATATGTCTTCATCTAAAGTATTATGCTATTATGGGTTATAAAAATGATATAAAGCGTGACGTGAGATTCGTGAATGAACATATTGGTGATTGGCTTGTAACAGATATATGTGTGGCGAAAGAATCATCAGAGAAAGGTTCACTTAAAGTAACAGTATTAGCAGTCACTGCTTGTAGACCATAGAAAGAAGGCGAAAGCATGGGGTTAGAAATGAATAACTACTTAACAAAAAAAATAGTCTACTTAACTTATCATCAGTTTTTGAACGAACTTGAAGAATTAAAAAAGAAATATTACGTTATTGGATACACTGTCAAGTCACAAGAAAATACTGCAGATGTTCAGTTAGTCGAAAAATATATATAAAACATAAGTATATCCCTATGTTGATGTAAATATTTTAAAAAACATTAGTTGCTTGATCTAATCAAAACAAGACTCATAAGAAAATTCTATTAACCTATTTAGATTTTATTTCTATAATCTCATTATCAATATAGGGATTCATTGATATTTACGAATGAAAAAGGAGTGATTTTGAATGAAAATGAATAAAAACAGGGCGTTATGCCTTTTATCAGACATATGTATATTAGTTATTTTAATTTCCATGGTTCTCACTGGAAATAACTGGAACTCAACAGAGGTGAAAGTATTCTGTTGCAGTTCATTATTCATGAATATTCTTTTCGTGCAGTATTTTCTTGTTACAGGAGGAAGATAACAATGAAAAGATTAGAGGTGATCTCTAGTGAAAACTATTAATGTTGATGAAAAGATGTTGAAAGCACTGCTTGAATTGCTTTATAAAACAAGTGATTGTTTAGCTATTAAAATAGCATTGGCAGACATAAATATGGAAGAATATCCACATTGCGATATGGGAGAATGTGATGAAGCATTTTGTCCATGTTGCAATGCTAAAAATTTATTCAAATATTTAACAGATCAGTGGGAGTATGGAGAATATGATGATTAAGGTAGACGAAAAGAAATTAGATGCACTATTAGAAAATTCTCTGATTAGTTGTTTAGGTATATCTAGTGATTATTTTAGCAATAGATCATGCGAAAAACTTGACCTAGTAACCAAAAGCTTTGCGTGTTCATATTGCTATCTTAGAGATAAACAAAGTATAAAAGAATGGCTCAAAGAGGAAGGTTAATTATATGGATATTATTGGAATATTACTCATAGCAGTATCAATAGTTCTGATAGCGATTGGATATTATTGGAAAGAATAGCGATGAATAAAATGCAGAACTAAATAAATAAAAAAATGGCTCGTGAGGTCGTTCGAGGGTGTCAGCACAAAACGCAATACTTATAATATGACTTATAATTTCCCAATACTTTTACTAAAAATCGTTTCTCCTAATACTGAGTGTTGGCATTCTCACACGACTTCATGAGTTAGATAACTATATATTTGAAAAGATAAATGAGAGGTATAAAATGGCAAAACTTGTAAAAATGAAGTACAAAACGCTCGGTGGTGATATAAAGATCAACACGTATAATGCGACAATATCAAAAAAGATTGTGGCGGAATCTGGGCTTGATCCTGAAAAAGAAATCACAATTAAGGCAGAAAATGGGAAAATCATTATCGAGCAAAAAAGATAAAAGAAAGGTAAAGAGAACGTGGAACAGATTCAGAAGGAGTATGAAGAAGCATGAATAATTCACATGTATTAACAGAGGTTAAAGACATTCTTGTCAAAGATTTCAATCCAAAGTACAAAACTATCGAACTAATTGAAAGCAGAGAAATATTTCCATTCGGAATGCCTATAGGCTTGTTTAAATTTGAAAAAGTAAAAAAATACTACGGAGACAGAAAAATTGTTTCTGTGATGGATTTTAATGATACTCACACAACGTCAATAGTTATAGAGGTACTTAAATCATGAGTGGTGGAAGTCATAACTATATAGCAAGTACGATAAACGATGCATTGTTTGAATATCTTATAGGCACTCATTACAAAAATGTTTGTGATGCGAAAAACGCTAGAATTGCAAGAAACTTGAATCCGATGCATGACAGAGAACTATCTGAACTCATGGCAGATGTAATATGCTTGCTATATGGCTTGGAATGGTTCGATTCATGCGATATCGGAGAAGAAACATATAAAGAGTGTGTGAACAAATTTAAGGCAAAGTGGATGCATAGAACAGAAAATGATAGATTGAATAGCTATCTTGGAGATTTAAAAAGCTATTATGAAGAGTTATTTGAAGAGTTAAAGGAAAAAGAAAATGATTAGCGATGTACATTGAAATTATGATTGAAAAAAGGGCATAAAAACCCTTTTTTCTGGTAATAATTAGAGTATAATTACAGTAGAGAGAGGGCAAAAAAATGTTAGCAAAAGAGGGCAAAAAAATGGTATTTTCTAATAAAACATATGACAATTTGAAGTGGGTTGCACTTGTGGGAACGAACGCATTTTCAGCGTTAATTATCACGCTCGGAAAAATCTGGGGATGGAGTTATGCAGAAGCGATTGCAGGAACTATATCTGCAATTGGGACTTGTATTGGTGCATGTTTACAGATCAGCTCAGCAAACTATAACAAGGGTGAATAAATGAATCCTGAAACAAGCGTAAGCATAGCATTACTCATTTCTTTGACATCACTTGCATGTACGCTAATAAATACCTTTGCAGGTGGAAAAAAACGTCAGGAAGAACAGGCAGAGCGTGAAAAGAATCGGCAGATGGACATCGAAAAAAATTTTGTAAAAATCAACGTGAAACTTGACGAATTCTATGATACGTCAAAGAAAATTATGGCGGAAAATGGTGAAAAGACTGAGCAGTTGAAAAAAGTATCAGAACAACTCGTTCTTGTTACAGAACGTGTAAAAACACTATTTAAGTACAAGGATGATCATGAAGCAAGAATCAAGGAACTTGAAGACAAGGTCAAATAAGGAGGAATAAAGAATGTACGGTATTGATATTTCAAAACATAACGGCAATATTAATTTAGAACCATATAAAGGACAGTTTGTAATTATCAGGGTTGGATATGGTCATTTTCATTTGGATGAAAAGTTTGAAAGAAACGTGAACGAATGTAAAAGGCTAGGTATTCCTTTTGGGGTTTACCATTATTCGTATGCATTGAATGAAGCAGATGCAGAAGCAGAAGCTAAAGGAGTGCTTAATGCAATTGCAAAATACAAAAATGATATCAAGGTTGGAGTATGGTTCGACATGGAAGATGCAGACGGCTACAAGAGAAAGCATGGCTTTAAGATCTCTAATTCAACAATTGCACCAATCTGCTATAAATTCTGCAAGATGATTGAGGACGCAGGATATTACGCAGGGATTTACACTTCTAGTTCATGGCTTGACTATGTAAAAGGATTAAATGACAGATTCGACAAATGGGTGGCTAATTGGGGTTCAAACAATGGCTGTCAGCAAACTAACACATCTCAAAATGGAACAATTCAGCAGTACACATCAAAGCCATTAGATAAGAATATCATGTATGCAGATATCTCAAGATATTCAAGAGGTAACACAACACCAGTAAAACCTCAGCCAAAACCAATTGATCAGATTGCTGATGAAGTCATTGCAGGTCAGTGGGGCAATGGTTCAGACAGAAAGAAACGCTTAACAGATGCAGGATATAACTATGATGCAGTCCAGAAAGCAGTTAATCAGAAGATGGGTGCTAAAAAGCAACCTGCACACGTTTACTATGTAGTAAAGCGTGGAGATACACTATCAGGCATCGCATCAAAGTATGGAACGACATGGAAGAAGCTACAGGCTATGAATGGCATCAGAAATCCTAACAAGATTTATCCTGGACAGCGTATCAGAGTGAAGTAAGATGCAAGGCTATTATGCTTGTAGCAGATGTGGGAAGATACATCCGAAAGGTTATGTGTGCAAGGTAGAAAAGAAACACTACAAGTACAGCTACAAAGAATCAAGACTGAGAAGCAAGAGCGCATGGACAGAGAAGAGTAAGCAGATCAGAGAGGATGCAAACTATCTATGTGAAGTATGCAAGGACAAAGGTATTTACAACTACCGAAATGTAGAAGTACATCACATAGAAAAGCTGAAAGATAATCCAGGTCTATGGTTGGATGATGATAACCTTATATGTTTATGCAAAGACTGTCACAGGATGGCTGATGCAGGAATGATTGACAAAGAGTATTTAAAGAAGTTAGCAAGGCAGAGAATAGACAGGCTTAAATAATCCCCCCCATGGTAACGGGCATTTTCTGGTGAGACAGTGAGATGAAACGCTCATACGCAAGAACACAAAAATAATAAAATACAAAGATTTTTTGGAAAAACGGCTAAATTAACGCTATAATGTGAGTATAAGCCGTTTTTTGTTTCAAAAAGAAGCGAAAATCATGCGAAAGTGTTCCACGTGGAACATGAGCGGGCGATATAAGAAAGGTAGTGAATGAAAATGACAAATGAAAAACTAAGTTTTAAAAAAATAGGTGCTTCAAGTGCTGCAAGTTGGGCTTGGGGAACATCTTTGATCATGGGACAACAAATAGCTCAAGAGAAAGGTATAATCGCATGGATTATATGGGCTGTTTGTAATACCTTAACACTTGCATCATTTGGATGGCTATATAACAATAAAAAAATTAGTCCAGAAACTTATAATAGAAAAGAAGTAAAAGTAATAGCATTAATAATTCAATTATTTTGCTTATTAGTTCAGTTGAATTTTATAAATCAACAATTTTTCATTATTACAGGTAGTCCAACTGCATCATATTTGATAACAATAGCATTGGGATTTTTCTTTACTCTAATTGTTTACAAAAAAGGACTGCCGACATCAGTTAAAACAGATGTATATCAATGGACCATGGCTATTGTATCAATAATAGCAATTATATCAGTTGGAATATTTACAAAAGCCCCATTACAAGTATTTGCACCAACTAGCATGAGTGGCGTGTTATGGGGAGTATGGTCTGGACTTATTTTATTTTCTGGACCTATTGGAGATGTACAACATTGGCAAAGAGCAGAAGCAGATGAAAGTAAAAAAGGTTATTATTTAGGAGCATTTTTATTTGGACTTTATATGCTGTTAATATTAGGAATGGCTTTCTTTAAATTTACACTACCAATGCATATTATTTTATTAGTAGCAGTTCTTGGAGTAACTACATCAACAATAGATAGTATTGCAGTAGCACTTCATGAAGTAGGAAATAAGAAAATAGGAACAGGGCTTTCACTATTATTATGTATTGCATTTGGAGTATTTGTTAAAATGGGAATGCTTCAATTATGGAGTTCATTTGGAGTTATTAGATTTGCATTTGCAGTTGGTGTTTTGTTATTACCATTAGCATTAAAGAAAAAAACAAATATAGTAATTCCAGTATCAGCAATAACATTTGGACTAATGGTATTATTTGCAACTTTAGGACAAATAACAATTAATTCAATTGTTGGAGTTATAAGTTTTATGATAGCAACAATAATCCTTGGCTATGTATCAGTAAAATCATTGTAATAAATGCTAGTAGCAGATTAACAAGTGCTAGAAAATTTTTAGAAAGTAGGAAAATGAGATGAAATTAGAAGTAGTAAAATTAAGTGATTTAAAACCATTGGAGAAGAATGTTAGAAAACATAATGATAAACAAATTGATGAATTAATTAAAAGTGTAGAACAATTCGGACAAACAAGAGCAATGGTTATTGATGAAAATAATAATATTTTAATTGGTAATGGTTTATATTTTGCTTTAGTAAAAATGAATAAAGCAGATGTTCAATGTTATAGAAAAACAGGACTATCAGAAATTGAGAAGAAAAAATTAATTTTAAGTGATAATAAAATTTATGGCTTAGGTACAGATGATTACGAAGAAATAAATAATTATATTCAAGAGATAACTGGAATAGGAGATTTTGAAATCGCTGGTTATGACAAGTTTATTTTGGAGCAAATGACTGCAACAGATGAACAAGTTGAAGAAGCAATTAAAGATTATGGTGCTATAACAGATACTAAATTTATTCAAGAAGAACCAAAGCAAGAAACAAGTTATAAAGAACCAGAAATTAAAAATGAACCAGAAATTAAAAGCGAATCAATAACAATGGTGACGGAAACAAAAGTCGGTGCAGAAAAAAATGAGAAGAAATATATTATATGTCCTTCTTGTGGGGAGATGATATATCTTGATTAAAAAACAATACTCAAACATTGATGTTGTAACTATGGCTAAGATAAGAATAAAAAATATATTTAAAACTGCTAGTAGAATTCAATTATCAGTGAGTGGTGGTAAAGATAGCATTTGCTTAAATGATTTAATATTTAAAATGTGTCAAAGTGGAGAAATAGACAAATCCAAATTAATAGTTGATTTTATAGATGAAGAAGCAATATTCCCATGTGTAGAAAAACAAGTTAAAAGCATGAGATTACAATGGCTGAGTATTGGAGTACCTTTTAATTGGTGGTGTATTCAGGTAAAGCATTATAATTGCTTTAATCAATTAACAAATGATGAAAGTTTTATTTGTTGGGATGAAACTAAAAAAGATGTATGGATAAGACAAAAACCAAAATTTGCAATTACAAATGATCCATTACTTGATGAAAGACATGATACCTATCAAAGTTTTTTGGATAAAAAAAATAAAAATCGTGTATCAGTAATTGGTGTTAGAGCAAGTGAAAGTGTTCAAAGATTAATGAATTTAGCAAATAGAAAATCACAAGAAAAAATGTTTCCTATCTATGATTGGACTGATAAAGATGTATGGATGTATATAAGAGATAATAACTTAGAATTCCCAGATGCCTATAAATTCATGTATCAAGTAGGAGTTCCAATTAATAGATTAAGAATAAGTCAATTTTTTAGTATAGATACTGTTAGAAGTTTAACTCAGATGTGTGAATTTTATCCGAAACTATTTGATAAGATTTGTAAAAGAGAGCCAAATGCTTATCTGGCAATGCTTTATTATGATACTGAATTATTTAGAAGACAAAAGAAAAATAAACAAGCAAAGAAAGATGAAGAAGTTGATTATAAGAATAAATTCTTTGAGATGTTAAAAGAAGAATGGAGATTTGATAATAAACCTATGCAGAAGGTAAAAAAACTAATTAATAGAATATTAATTAAATATGGGCCATTTTTAAATCAAAAAGATTACAAAGAGTTATGTAATATAGTAATTGGTGGAGACCCCAAAGGAAGAACATTAAGAGCGTTAGACCTGCATTTAGTTATGTATGTACGTGAGGTGAGTGACAAATGAAAGAAAATGAAATAAAAAAATATGAAAATAAAAATATATTAGAACCTTTAGAAAATGTTAAATTTGTTGATAGAGATTTACTGAAGCCAAATAATTACAACCCAAATAAAGTATCAGAACAAAATCTTGAATTATTAGTTCAGTCTATATTAGTAAATGGTTGGACTATGCCAATAGTTATAAGACCTGATTATACAATTATAGATGGTTTTCATAGATGGACTGTATCAGGTAGAGAGCCATTAAAAACATTATTAAAAAATAAAGTTCCAGTTGTTATTGTAGACCATAAAGACCATGCAGAAGATGTCTATGGTACTATCACACATAATAGAGCAAGGGGAACTCATTTATTAGAACCAATGAAAGCAATTGTAAAAGAATTATTAGATGAAGGAAAATCAACAAAAGAAATATGTAAGGAATTAGGAATGAAGCCAGAAGAAGTATTTAGATTATCTGATTTCACAAGAGAAGAATTTTTAAAAATGATGATTAAAGACCAAAAGACTCATAATAAATCATATCAAATAAAAAATTTCAAGTAAAAAATTTATAGGAGGTGATAATATGGCAAAAATGACTTTAACCGAACAAGCACAAGAAATTTTAAGAATTGCAGAAGAAAGTGGAGTACAAAGTAATTACTTCTTTATAACTACTTTCAAAAGATATCAAATGCAATTAGTTATGTTATATGAATTAGAAAAATCTATAAAAGATGATGGAATATTAGTTGAAAAAGAATATGTTAAAGGTAGAAAAAATTTATATTCTAGTCCAGCAGTAAAAGATTATAATACAACAACAGATAGTGCAAATAGAACAGTCGCAACTCTTATGAAGATCATTAAAAATTATAATGTAGGTGATACAACCAAAGAAGAAGACCCGCTTATGAAGATTATTAATGGCGGTGACGATGATGGCAGTGACGAACAGTAAGGCTTACGAATATTGCAAAAGCTCTATCAGGAAGAAAACAACTCCTAAATACGTCAAAAAGCAGATGCGAGATTGGATGCGAATTGCAGAAGGAAAAAACGCAAAGTACTTTGTATCTGAAAAGAAGGTTCAGCAGATTGAAAATATTCTGAAATTGCTTATCATGCCGAAGGGATTGAAAGCAGGACAGTCGATGTATAAGTGCGCCACTGGGTATCAGTGGTTGATATATACAGCCATGCTATGCACTGTATATCGTGACAAGCCGAAAAAGCGCAGATATGAGACAGGGCTTTTGGAAATTTGCAGAAAAAATTTCAAGACATATACAATCGGAACAATCTTTATTATCTTGTTTTTGACAGAACCAAAGTTCTCAAAGTTCTTTTCAGTTGCACCAGATGGAGCATTATCAAGGGAAATAAAAGAAGCAATCTCAGATACAATCAAAAGCAGTCCACTGATATATGAGTACAAAGGAACGAAGCGTTTCAAGTTATTAAGGGACTACATTAAGTTCAAGCCGAATGAAAACACGTTGATCCCGTTAGCATACAGTAACAACCGTATGGACGGACGTATGCCGAATGCATTCATTGCAGACGAAGTTGGAGCATTGCCAAATGGCTATCCTGTCGATGCCATGAGATCAGGACAGCTAAACGTTGTCAACAAACTAGGGTTCGTTATCAGTACAAAATATCCGACAATTGACAATCCTTTCGAGGACGAGGTCGCATATGCTAAGAAGGTTCTTGATGGTATTGAGAAAGACGATACTGTTTTTGCACTGTTGTATGAGCCAGACAAAACATCAGACTGGGAAACAGACGATCTCGTTTTGAAACAGGCGAATCCTGCATCATTGGAAATCCCTGAAATCTGGGATGATCTTGTAAAGAAAAGAGCCAGAGCCATTGCCATTGAGAACGAGCGAGAAAATTTTGTTACAAAGCACTGCAATATTATCTATCAAGGTCAAGGAACAGAAACGTTTATTGATGTTAAGGATGTTCAGGCGTGCAAGGTTGCAGATATTGATTGGAACGGCAGAGTCGTATATTTAGGCGTTGACCTTTCAGAGTCAAATGATAATACATCTGTTGCCATGGTTTCTGTAGATGATGATGATAACATTCTTGCAGAAAGTTTTGCGTTCATTCCAGCAGACAGGATCACAGAGAAAACAATATCAGAGCGTGTGAACTATCAGGAATTATTGAAGAGTGATAAGGTGTTTGCGTGCGGTGACAGAGTTATCTCATATGCGTTTGTTGAGCAGTTCATATTGAGCCTTGAGAGCCGTTATAACGTGCAGATTCAGGCGATTGGATATGACAGGTGGAATGCATTGTCTACGGCACAAAAACTCGCAAATGAGGGCTATAACACGGTTCAGATAAAGCAGTATTCAAAAGTCTTGCACTCACCAACAAAGAGAATGAAAGAAGCAATCCTTACGCAGAAATTCAAATACACGGAAAACAAGCTTCTTGAAATCAACTTTCAGAATGCTAAATGTGCTTATGATACTAACACAAACATGTACGTGAGCAAAAAAAAGAGCAACGGCAAGGTTGATATGGTTGTATCACTTATCAATGCGATTTACCTTCTAGAACAGGATTATTTCTTGAATGAAGGTGACTTCACATTCCAGATGGTTTAATTGCTAAAAACGTGCATTTATGCTAATATGTGTGTGTAAAAATGTTTCAAATAGAAAATACTAACGAGGGGCGGTAACGAGAGTGGCACTATTTAAGAAAAGAATCAAGAACAAAATAAATCTTAACGATCAAAGTGTTCAGCTTGACGATGTGCTGTTATCTGCATTGCTCAATAATGAGACAATCACGAGGGAAAAGGCACTCACGCTTCCTGCCGTATCAGGTGCTGTTGATTTCATCAGTGGTTCGATTGCATCAATGCCTGTTAAACTTTACAAGTACAAAAACGGCAAGGTTGAGGAAGTTCAGAGAGACAGCCGTGTACGAATGCTTAATGGCGACACTGGAAACACGCTTGACGGGTTTCAGACAAAAAAAGCCATGGTCGAGGATTATTTACTCGGCAAGGGTGGATATTGTTTTATTCAAAGAGACAGACAGAACATCGTGACGGCACTGAAATATATTCCAGATATAGACGTTACCGTGTGGTCAAATTCAGACCCGATGAACCGTTTCGTGCAGTTCTATGTTGGCACAAATAAAATATATCCGTGGAACATGATCAAGCTGTTGAGAAACACCAAAGACGGCGCAAATGGAAAAGGATTGACTGAGGAAATCTCAAAAGCACTTGAAACGGCATACAGCACATTGGTATATCAGCTTGGGTTGGTAAAAACAGGCGGTAATAAAAAAGGCTTCTTACAGTCAGAGCGCAGACTTGGACAAGAAGAAATTGACAAGCTGAAGGAAGCATGGAAACGTCTATATGCCAACAATACCGAAAACGTCATGGTACTGAATAACGGCATCAAGTTTCAGGAATCGTCAAATAGTTCCGTTGAAATGCAGTTGAATGAAAGCAAGAAGACTTTGCAAGATGAAATAAATGGAGTATTCCATATTCATAGTGACTTCAACCTGACATTCAAGGAAGCAATCTATCCGATTGTTAAAGCATTTGAAACAGCACTCAACAGCACGTTGCTGTTGGAGAAAGAAAAGAAAAACTTCTTCTTTGAGTTCGATACAAAGGAAATTGTGAAAGCAACCATCAATGAAAGATTCGATGCTTACAAAGTTGCAAAAGATACAGGACTTATGACTATCAATGAGTTGCGCCGAATGGAAAATCTCAATTACATTGAGGGCATGGACGTGATCAATGTTGGACTTGGCGCAGTATTGTATGACACCAACACAGGAATATATTACACGCCAAACACTGGACAGGTGACAGGTGGAAATGAAGAAGAAGAAAAAACGGCTGAGAAAGTTGAAGAAACTGAAAAGGGGGCAGATGATGAATTACAAGTATCTGAAGAATCTGACGAAAACAAGCGCTGATTTTTATATTTATGGCGATATCGTTGATGAAAACGTGCCTGACTGGTTTGGTGATAAGTCAGAAACAGCAATTGACACAAACACATTCAAGGCAGAGCTTGACAGTCTGAACGGTGTGACAGATTTTAATATCTACATCAATTCAGGTGGTGGCTCAGTGTTTGCAAGTTCAGCTATGGTCAGTATGTTAAAGCGATTCAGACAGAACACAGGAGCAACGATTCATGCGTACATTGATGGATTGTGTGCAAGTGCAGCAACGTATCTTGCCATGGTTGCAGATGATCTCAATATTTACAAGAACTCGGTAATGATGATTCACAAGCCAATGACATATGCTTATGGAAATGCTAACGAGCTACAGCATGACATTGACACATTGAATCTGATTGAGTCTGGAACGATGTTGCCAATGTATGAAGCAAAGGCAAAAGAAGGGATCACGGCAGAGAATATCGCAGAACTGGTTGGCAACGAAACATGGTTCTGTGGAAATCCTGATGATGATATGTACATCGGAAATTATTTCAATGTGAACGCATTGGACAGTGTGAAGGACGTAACGGCATGTGCAACGGACTTATTCAGAAACTACAAGCATGTGCCAGATGCATTAAGAAAGCCAAAACAGGTTGAAAAGCCTGTCGAGGATCGTGTGCTTGATTATTCAGCATACGAGAATATTATTAGTTCATTAAAGAAAAACGGAGGGGTGAATAAATGAACGTAAAAGAACTCATTGAAAATCGAAATTCAAAAGTCGCTCAGATGGAGAAACTGCTAACAACTGCAAAGGCAGAAAACAGATTACCATCTGAAGACGAAAAGAAGCAGTTCGCAGACCTTGAAAAAGAGGTAAAGGACATTGATGCAACTGTTGCTATGTATGACCAGATGGCTGGGCTTGGTATGCAGAAGGTACCGAGCGCACCTGTTGAAATGACAAATGCAGAAAAAGATCACAAAGCATTTGAAAATGCAATCAGGGGCATTGTGAATACTGACACACCTACAATGCCAGCAGATGCAAAGACACTTATTCCGACAACTGTTTGGAATGAAATCATTTCACAGGTTATTGAAATCTCACCTGTATTTTCTATGGCAGACCGCTATAACATCACTGGCAATCTAGTGTTGCCAAAGTATGATGCACAGAATAGTTCTATCGTGATGCAGTATGCAGATGAAGGAACAACAGCAGAATCTGGAAAGGTTGTTATCAGTCAGATTACTCTTGGTGGATTCCTTGCACGTTGCCTTGCGAAAATTTCAAAAAGCTTGATTAACAATACCAATTTCGACATTGTGGGATTTGTCGAAGCAAAAATGGCACAGGCAATCGCACTATATTTCGAACATGAAATTCTGTTCGGCACAGTAGGAAAGGTTGAGGGTTTAAAGGGTATTACATCAGATATGACTGTTACAACTGCCACTGCAACAAAGATTACATCTGACGAGCTTATGGATGTGCAAGACAAAGTAATCGACAACTATCAGGCTAATTCTGTTTGGATCATGAATCGTGAAACTCGAAATGCAATCAGAAAGCTGAAGGATAATGAAGGCGATTATCTACTAAACCGTGATTTCACAGCAAAGTGGGGCTATACACTTCTAGGCAAGGACGTTTATTGCTCTGATGCGATGGACAAGATGCTTGCAGGAAAAACAGCAATTTATTATGGTGACTTTTCTGGTCTTGCAGTGAAGGTTTCCGAAAATGCTAACATGCAGGTATTGCAGGAAAGATATGCAGAAGAACATTTACTTGGAATTCTAGCTTTCGTTGAGTGGGATGCAAAGGTTGCAGACACTCAGAAGCTTGCAAAACTTGTCATGAAAGGTGGATAAATCATTAGAAAGGGGTGAAGCAATATGGAAATAAGCAAAGTTAGTGATATTACAGAAGAAAACGTCGCAGATTATTTGAGATTGGACGAAGTAAATGACAGCGAAATAAATACATTGACCACGCTTATTTCTATTGCAACCTCATATATCAAGAGTTATACAGGACTTGACGATGCAGGCGTTGACAAATATCCTGAATTTGTGATTGTGGTGCTTATTCTTTGTCAAGATATGTGGGATAACCGAACAATGTATGTTGATAGCAAAGACTTGAACAACACGGTGCAGAGCATTCTTGCGATGCACAGTGTCAATCTGTTGTGAGGTGTGAACCATGTTAAATGCAGGGAAGTATTCAAAGAAAATCACGATTTATAAAACTGTAATTGTGACTGATGATGATGGTTTCCAGACAGAACAGAAAAAGGTGATTCTTACACCGTATGCATATGTGAGGACGACAAAGGGATTCACGCTGATTGCGAATAATTCTGATTTTGAAAAAGCATACACCAACTTCACAATTCGTTATCCGAAAACAGAAATCACAAGGGATATGTTAATCGAGTTCCATGGCAAGACATATACGATTGAGTATCTGAACAACGTTGATGAAAACAGCGTAGAATTAGAAATTCAGGCAAAGGAAGTGACTCACTGATGGCAAAATTCACGGCTGATATTGATGAAAGCGTGCTGAAGGATATATCTTACATCGACAAGCAGTTTGATCACATCTTTGGTGGCATGACACAAGCAGGTGCAGAGGTAGTTCACAAGAACGTTATTTCGGCACTTCCAGAAGCGCTGAAAAGTTCAGGTTTCACAAAAAATGTGAAGTTGTCACGCGTGTATAAAACACCGTCAGATGATGGTATCAACACGAAAGTCATGATCACTGGATATTTCAAAAACAAGGAAGGCAAGAAGACTCCTGCACCACTTGTTGCTAATATGTTCGAGTATGGCAGTGATAAAAGGAGATATCCAAAGCATCCATTTTTCAGAAAGTCTTTCAAAAAATCGCAGATTATGAAAGCAATGGAAGAAGCGCAGAAGAATCTAAGCGGGGGTCTGTTGGATGAATAACCTCATTGAAAAAACATTGAGTGGTTTCACGGTCAACGGCAAAAAAATTCCAGTCAAGTTCTTACGATACAACGGAAGTTCAGAAACATACATCACTTACATGATGACAGATGCAGACAGTGTGTTGCATGGTGATGATGAACTGCTGAACTACGTTGAATATTATGATTTTGATATTTACTCAAAAGGCAATTACAAGCCGATTATCAAGGCGTTAAAAGGATTGCTTACGAGTGTTGGGTTTATGTGGGAACCTGACAGATCATCCGAAGATATGTACGAGGATGATACGAAGTATTATCACAAGACATTATGTTTTTCAATCGAAAGGAGCGAATAATGGCTAAAATTGGTTTAAATAACTTCCGATATTCAAAACTTACGGAATCGGAAGGTAAAGCAACTTATGATGGCGCGAAAAAGCCAGCCAAGGCTATTTCCTGCAAAGTTGATATCAGCAACAATGATGCATCTTTATATGCTGATGATGCATTAGCAGAGAGCGATACATCTTTCCAAAAGGGTTCTGTTACAGTAGGAATCGACAATGAGGATGTGCAAATTATGGCAGATCTTCTAGGACATACGGTTGCAGAAGAAGGTGCAGAGCTTGTCAGAAATGCAAATGATGTTGCACCATATGTTGGTTTCGGAAGAATTGTTACAAAAATGGTGAATGGAGCTTACAAGTACACAGTAGAATTCTTGTGCAAGGTCAAATTCTCAGAACCGTCACAGGATGATTCTACAAAAGGCGAAAGCGTATCGTTCAGTACAACTGAACTTGCAGGAACGGTAGCGACATTGGCAGATGGAACATGGTCAAAGTCAAAGACGTTTGACACAAAGACTGAAGCTGTCACATATCTTGAAGGACTGATGGCAAATACTTCAGTCTAAAAGAATATTTAAGGCAGGGTTCGTCCCTGTCTTATTTTTTTCAGGAGGGTAAACATGAAGGAAATCTCAAAGACACTTGAATACAAAGACAAGAAATACAAGCTAGTTTTCAATCTGAACGTGATGGAAGTTATTCAGGAGAAGTACGGCACACTTGGAGACTGGGGCAAACTCACAGATGGTAAAGAAAACGATGGTGAACCAAACGCAAAGGCCGTTATATTTGGAATCACGGCAATGCTAAATGAAGGAATTGACATCGAGAACGAGGAAAATGGCACAAAAGAAAAGATGCTTACTAAAAAGCAGGTAGGCAGAATGATCACGGAAATTGGCTTGAAATCATCCACACAGCTGATGAATGGCGTTGTCGTTGACAGCACGCAGAGTGCCGAAAAAAACGCATAATCCCCGATGATGAACCAGAGCCAATAGACTTTACATGGTTTTATTTCATCGGGCGTAACAAACTTGGTTTTACATTTCATGAAGTTGGAAGATTGACACTGACAACTTTCAATCTGTTTTACAAGCATTACAAGGACAATTTTGACTTTGAGCTGATGTCTGAAAAGACAGGAACAACCTATGCGAAGGCATATGAAAAATCACAGCATGAGGACGACTGGTTCTAGA